GGCGAAGCACTGGTCAAGGCTGCCAAGGACGCAATCGAGAAGGCGAAGGGGTAACATGGCAAAGAAGAAGGTGTATACGGTACTTTCAGATCCCAAGTACGAACCCTACGTTGTCGGCATCTTTTCTACAGAAAAGAAAGCACTCAAGGCTATCGAGAAGGCGACCCTGACCTTCCCCAAGGGGTACGATTTCGGAATTGAGGAATGGCTTGTGGATGACACGGGGGCCATGCCATGATCGATCCAAGACAAGCACAGTGGCTCAAGGAAAAGATCGAGTGGGTCTTCGGACTCCTGGGTGGAGAGCTTGCCAGCGAGCCGTGGGAAGGCTACCCTCATTGGCATGAGGGAGCGCCGGAATACATCGCTGGGCAGTATTCCAACACGGTCAACTACCGCACCGTCGTCATGGACTGTGCCATTACCCCGGCACCCCTCCACATCGCAAACTGGAAGCTCCACAGCACCTTCTCAAGTAGTGGAGAGGTCGAGTGTCCGGGTCGCTGGATGGGTGACGGTCGGGTAATCGAACGCGATACCGTTGAAGTGCCGAAGGATCCCAGCGGGACGTATCGTGTGTGCCCGTATTGCGAAGGCATCATCGGCCTGAAGCATGGGATGATTTACCTTGGCGACGGCTGGGTCGAAGCTGTATACTACGAGGAAGAGGGAAGCCCATGACAATCACAATCAACGACCGATGGGAGCAATGCATCCCGCACGATCCCAGGTCTATCGCTATCTACGAGTCCATCGCAGAGATTGACCAAGAGAATGGTGACTCCTTCGACTTCCAAGAAGGTGGCGACGGAGATAACGGGGAAAACCTTATGTACCTCTTGGATGAGCACTTCTCTAGGCTGGATGCCAAACAAAAAAGGAAGAAGTCATGAGCAAGAAAATCGCACCGGTTCTGCAACGTCTACTCCGCTTGTCCAAGACTCCGGTGGACATCGTTCTGGATACGCCGGAAGCGGCCCGCGCCGAACTTCGCGCCATCCTGTCAGTGGCGAGGGCGGCGACGAAGGCTAACGTAGACCATGATTACAGTATCCGCGATGGAAGGCACATCACTGACTGTCGGGGGTGTGCAGTAGAGCGTGCCCTAAAGCGTCTTGACAAGGTTAGCGGGAGGACGATGTGAGCAAACGAATTGCGCCGAACATCTCCGACGCACTCCACCTCCTGTCCTGCACACACGGGAATGCCAAAGTCAAAGCAGCCCGCTCCGAACTTCTTGCCATGATGGCGGTCAGGAGGGCGGCTGAAGGTATCTGGCATGCCCCTGACTCCATACCGTGGTCGCCCAAAATCGACAAACTTGGAAAAGCCCTGATTCGCCTTGACCGTGTACGCGAAAGGAAGCCCTAATGCATCTCTGTCCAGAAGAAATCCTGCCGGTCCTTGCGATGTTACCCTTCGCGGGACACTTCTTTCGCAAGCTCCGGGCTCGCTGGTTGGCGCGTCACAAGTGCTCCAACGGCGGCACCAACAACAGCACCGGACACGGTGAACAGGGCACCAATCCCGCATGTCCCCATAACCATGCCGAACACGATCAAGGCGCGGGTAGCGAAGGTCGCCTGTACGGGCGTACCGAAGATGCCGCCAGCTAGAAGGACACCAGCGTAACCGCCGTAAAGCAGGGCGGGAAGTAGAGCAACTGCGAGGAAGAGGGCTAGGCCCGATGCGGCTCCGATAATCGTAACGTTCTTGGTATTCATTTTGTTTCTCCTGTGGTATAGTAAAGCAACCGGGATGCCAAGTTTGAGTACCAGTAAAATCAAGGGGTTGGAAAGGCAAGTGTCTGGAAATGGCGAATCGATGTCCTGTGTGCCATATGGATCGAGACTACTCGCATGAGCGGGACGGTACTTACATGTGCTGGTGCCATGAATGCGACCTCTGCCACAAGACGTTGCCAGAAGCGGACGATTTTGTCTGCGACGAATGCGAGTCGAAGGAGAATAATGGCAAACCACAAGAAGCGTAAGCCGCCCAATGCACGGGCCGGTTGTAAGATGTGCAAGCCCTGGAAGATCAGCGGCATGAGCGAGAAGAAGACCCTGACGCATGGCGAGCAACTCCAGCTATTCAGGGAGACTGACGACTACACAGACGATTACGAAGAAATCGAAGCCATACTGGAGGACGACGATGAAGATTTCTGACCTGACCAAAGTCCATGAAGCATCGATGCCGTGGCTCAAGGATAGCATCATCCTGGCGACGCGGGCGGGTAGCCACGCCTACGGCACCAACATCGAGACAAGCGACGAGGACTACCGTGGGGTAGCGATTGCTCCGCGTGAATACTACCTGGGCTTCGTCAAGACCTTTGAGCAAGCTGAGCAGCGTGAGCCCTACGACAGCGTGATCTACGAGCTTCGGAAGTTCATGCGGCTGGCGGCTGATTGTAACCCGTCCATCCTTGAGCTTCTGTTCGTGGATCAATGGGATGTCATTTATGCCAACAAAGCAGGATGTATGCTTCGGGATCATGCCAACAGCTTCCTTAGCAAGAAGGCGCAATACACTTTCACAGGCTATGCCATCAGCCAGCTTGGTCGCATCAAGCGGCACTATGCTTGGCTCAAGAACCCGCCCAAAGCTGCACCCAAGCGGAGTGACTATGGTCTGCCTGAGAGCACCCTGGTTCCGGCTGACCAGCGCATGGCTGCGGAAGCGGCTATCCACAAGAAGATCCAAGAGTGGATCCCTGACCTTGAGCCTCTGGACTCGGCTACACGCATCCTGATTACTGACCGCATCCAGAAAGCAATGGTAGGGATGAAGCTCGCCAACGAATACGACATGTGGCGTGCAGCGGCTCGGGACATCGGGATTAGCGACAGCTTCATCCATCTACTGGGGATGGAGCGTGCGTACAACGCTTCTCAGAACGAATGGAAGTCCTACCAGAACTGGAAGGCTACCCGGAACCCGGCTCGTGCCGCATTGGAAGAGAAGTATGGCTACGACACCAAGCATGGAATGCATCTCGTCAGGCTCATGCGTATGGGCCACGAGATCGTTTCTACTGGCAAGGTGATTGTGAAACGACCTGACGCTAAGGAGTTACTTGAGATTCGCGCTGGCGCTTGGACTTACGAGCGACTCCTTGAATTTGCGGAGAATATGGAAAAGTACATCGAGGTCGCAGCCGGTTCGTCCCCCCTGCCGCGTGCGCCGAACAGGGAAGCTCTCGACAAGCTCTGCATTGACTTAGTGAGCAACCATTAGAGGTGAGCCACGATAGCCACTATGGCAGAGGTCGCCAGCGCTAAGGCTAGCAGAGCCATGAGCAGCGACCTATCGCATTTCATATGGCTCGTGTGCATCATACTATCCATACCCAGAAGGTTAAGACGGTTTTATGGCAACCGTCTTAACCTTCTGTTCCTGTTTTATGGAGTGGGGATGCCAGGGATCAGGTTAAGGACTACTGCCGGGGCAGCAGTAACATCAACCTCTAGCGAGCCAACAAGTGAACCATCGGTAGCGGTGATGGTAGCCTTACCAACCGCGCCTACGGCAACTACGTCGGCGCTGAAAGTATCAGCGGCGACATTAACGGTAACGATGGTGGGATCAGACGACACCCAAGAAATCGGGCCAACGGGTAGCACTACGTTACCCTTTGCGTCCAACTCCTGTACTGCAACATTTACGGACTGAATCGTGTTCAATGCTAGAGCCATGATTTTCTCTCCTTGGGAAAGGAACTGCAACTTCTTCTCTGCACGCTTTCCCCAAAACAACTCAAACAGGAGCACGTACAGATTTAGGATTTCCTTAAACGACTTCAGGATATCCCGCATCGTAAGGTCTTTGTGTTTATGATGCACAGCGACCTCCTTCGATAGCAAAGGTTGCTACGGAGAAATGCCACAAAAAGCCCTAAGAATAAGGGTAATACTTAAGTACCATGCTGGGCTTCGTACTCGCTGTAGCCAGCCTTCTTGTACTGGACAAAGCCTCCATCACTAAAGCCGTATCCAGGCATTAGAGTAACGAGAGTACAGCGGCAATGAGGATGAAGCCCACCGATACTAGCCCGATCTTCGCCCCTCTTATGGTAGCCATGCGATAGCTCGCTGAGTCTCCATACGCGGGGGGTTTTGCCGTCTGGTTGGAGGTGGAGTCTTTTACACTCTTCGCATAGGTCATCGTCCCTCACTACTACGAAAAATACAACGGGGTCATCGATCCCTGCGTTCAGGTTCGCCCCCACAATGCCATCTAGAACAGAAACGTTCTTGGCGTGATTGACTTCGGTGTCTACGATGGTATGGACAGCGTTGGCGGCGTCAGCCCACACTTGGCTTAACCGTGTCTGCACCATGCCTCTGAAATCTTCCCTGGACATACCGCCAGTGTGCTTGGCTTCTGCCAGCGCTCCGTTGATCTCATGGATCACCTTGGCTGTCGTACGTTGACGAGAAGCGTCTAGGTAGTCTGTGGCAACACGAATAAGCGAGGCTAGAGCCTCCATGTCTGGCTTGACGTTTTCTTCCATCGAGCCAGCCTCAAAGATACCCGGAAGCGAGAAGTTACGGTCGAACGAAATGAAAATTCGCTTGCCGACAGCATTCGGACCAAGGAACCTCACCTTGGCGTTATCGTAGAGAGCTTCAATCGCCTTCTGAATCTTACGCGACGCGCCCTTACCTAGTCTGTTCAGGTTGGGCATTACTTCTCCTTGGGTGCATGCGCCTCTGCGATATCCAAGATGTCATCTACCGCTGCACGGGCGTCAGTCTCCCAGGCATCCATGATGTGCTTGATGGTCCGACGTTGCTGGACTACCAACCGACGCTTGGACGGGGGTAGCTGGGCCTCAGACTTGGACATGTCGGATAGAGCCTGATCGACGCCTTGCGTCAATTCCTGGCCTCCACCCTGTTCCTGGGGCTGTTCCTCTCCCTGGGGTGATGCGCCTTCTTCTGGGGGTGGGCCACCTTCTCCACCACCCTCTGGAGGCGGCTGGTCGCCTCCTGGGGCTCCTTCTCCACCACCCCCTTCTCCTGGGGGCGGCTGGCCCTGTGCGGCTGCCTGTTGCTGAGCCTGGGCCTCCTGCTGCATTTGCATCATTTGCATCTGTAGCTGCTGCCACTGGAACCAGAAGGGGTCACGGTAATACTTCATAGCGGGGTCTTGGCTAGCACCCTTGACTCCAAAGAACTTCTCCTGAATCATGCCTACCGGGACGTACTTGTCTAGGATGGCTTGCCACTGGGGATTGATCTGGAATTCGCCACCAAACTCCTTGCCTAGCGGATCCTTCTCCACATGGGACAGTACCTCGTCCATGGTCATGTGTAGGGGCATGTCGGTGGATAGACGTACCGCTTCCTTCTCTGCTGAGTCTGCATCCAACCCGACGAGCTTGATGACACAAAGCTTGGCTAGCTCCTCGTCCATGGCCGGGAAGACGGTCCCGTTTAGGAAGTCCTCAAACTGCGCCAACAGGGGCCGTATACCGGTGTCACGGTGCGCCTCTAGCTGGTACTCTTTGTTACTCTCAGATAAACTTTGATTGTTGGTACCGCGACTTAGGTGAGCATAGCCGGGTAGCTCCTCTGGTGACATCTGGAACGCAGAGAGAATGACTCGGGCGTTGCTGTCAGAGAGGTACTGGAATTCCATGTCGCGTGCGGTAGTCTCGATAGGCTGGAAGGTGACTTGATCCTTCGGCCCAATCGCAAACACCGGCATTCGCCAGGAGTTATTTACGTTGTTGATATTCGCCTGGAACTGTTGGCGAATCTTGGCTACCTCGTTCTCCGACAAGTCCTCGCTCTGAATAACGAGCATGCCCTTGGCGGCTCGACCAGACTGGAAGAATAGCTTGTTGTGAGATGTGATGTTGATGTGTGTGGTAACTGCTGCGATAACCGTATCGAGAGGGGTAAGAGGGTAGCCCTGTAGCTCAACGTCGGTTACTGGGTAGACGGTATGGACCGATAGTTCCTTGCCAGTGAAGACCTGAATGGGCAGACCATTGATGACCTGTACCCAAGGATAGTTCTCATCGAAGTTTTCGGCTTCCTCTTCCTTGATCTTCCGGTTAAGCATCTGCTCCATGAGCTTGCGAGCTTGCTTACGGACGTTCTCTGCTGTAGTCTTGTATGGTGCCGCTCTGTAGATGGTACCAGCATCGACAGGGCGGAAGGAGTGGAACCCCTTGTTACCCTGTTCATCTGGGGCATACAACATTTCCGTAGCGAACCGTCCAAGGACTAGGGCGTTACGGGTCTGCATGGCGAGGAAGCGGGAAAGCGTTAGAGCCTCTTCCTGTTCCCACCCCTTGGTGGCTCCACAGGTAAGCAGCCGCTTCTCAAACTTGTCTACTCGCTTGGCGAGAGTTTCCTTTTCGTTCTCGTCAGCCTTTTCGGCAATTTCGGGCTTGATCTCTACCTTATAGCCTAGGGAGAAGCGGTCTGGCTGGGGACGACCGAACGCGGAAAGCTGGTTGGAGCGGGCATTGACGATAGCGGCAACGAGGTCGTCCTGAATCGACACCCTCTTTAGAAGGAAGTCTGGGATGAGGCGGATCTTCTGGCGATAGATTGCAGCGTACTCGTTGTTCTGAGTCGGGTCACGTTCAAACGACAAACGCTGGATGGTGTCTTCCTGATCACCTAGAGCGGACAGCATGCTCTTAAGAAGCGGGCTCTCGGTCGGATCGTTCTCCATCTTCTCGATCTTGTCGAGAGGGGTGGAGTTGGGATCCGCGAGAAACAACTTCACGGTTTTTTGGACAACGGGACGCTTCGCCATGGAACGGCTCCTTACTCGCAACTAAAGATGTTTACCGTCATTGGCACTTGGGATAGGTTGTAGACCAAAATCGACCACACTGGACCGACTCGTTCCTGCCACGCCATCTGGGCTGCATCACCCGACACCCAAGGCTCTAACTCCTGTGCTTGGTCGCCAGCACCATTGTAGTAGACGTTGGCACGCTGGTTGACTTCGATGCGCGTGAACCGCTTGGCTAGGTAGAACACCATTCCGGTGGCCGTAGGGGTGATAGCGGTTTCATCTGGCAAGGGAAGCGAGCTAACAACCTTGAACCAGTCAGAGGTGACCTCGGTGACTTCGTATGTCTGTCTGGTGCTTACAGCAAAACCGGCACTGATGCGAACCTTGTCGCCAACCTGTACGGTCGTGGGAACGAAGGCAACCATGTCGTTAGCGCCGGTAGCCGCCGTAATGGTTTCATCCATCGCGGAATAGCTAACTCCCTGGGGGCGTACCATGGTTAGAACCGCTGGGCTTGCCGTGGTCACGTTCCAGTACCCGGAGTTGAGGACGTTGAACTTGGGAGTGCTAACGTCGTTAGCACCGTTAATGTAGAGGGTCGCGCCAGCCGTTACAGCACTAAACGGAGTACCGGAGAGTGCCGTCAGGGTAACAACCTGATTAGAGGCTTGCACTACGGTAAAGTTGGTCGCGCCGAAGGTCAGAGCTTGGTCAATCGCCAGGGAGGGGTTGGTTCCGCCGATCCAGGCAAACCGATAGGTACCGCTGTTGATGTACTTGATGGAGAAGAGTGTCGTGGCATCGATAGTCGTCGCTCTGGCAGAATTAAAGAGCGTAATCATCTGGCGTCCGGGAACCGTGAAGGTTCGTGCCTCCGGACTAGAAACCTGAATGTTGTTTAGCCTGCGGTTCCAGTCAAAATTCTTCAGAAGGGGGTTATTCGTCAAAACTTGGTCTTGAAAGGCGACGGCAGACGAATTGATGTTTAGGAAAGCGGTATTGGACATGGAGACACTCCTTTGTCAAAGATTGCGGCTAGAAATTCCAGTTGAATGAGCCCTTTCCGCCCACTTTGGGTCCATCATCGACCACTTCGCCGTCGTAGTCGATTCCGGTGCGCTCTACAATAATTTGCTGCATCCAAGTGTTCAGATTATACTGTTTACGCCCCTCTTGGAGAGGCTCCCGCTTGCTTTGGTCGCCCAAACGGTCCACTTCCGACACCGTAGCCTTCATTTTGATGGACATGGCGTTCATTACGAGGTATCGGAGGGCATCGCACTCGTCATCATCTTCCGAATCCGGCTCTTTAGTCAGTCGTCCAGCCGCATCTACAACCCAGTGGTACGTAGAAATGCGCTGGGCAAGGTGATCGCAGCCTTCGTCGTTCTTTAGGAGGTACAACCGGACATCTTCTGCCCTACCAAGGGCTGGCATGATGGCTAAACGGACCAATGAGATACCGTCAATGACAGATCCCTTGCCCTTTACCCACTCCTTGATGCGTAAGTGCGCGTCTTTCTTAAGAGTTTTGTTATCTCCGGGAGCTTCCGTATCGGCCCAGACCTCTGGATCGTGCGGAGCGATGCGCTGAAGGCAGATTTCGACCTTTTGGGACAGTTCTAACTCTGCCTGGGCAATGACATCGAAGACATAGAGCCGCTGACCGTAGATGGCCCCGTGGACGACTACGAAGTTGTGGCTAAAGCCATGGTCGATACCAGCGACGAAGCGGGCTCCGCGCTCTTTGAGGAGGTTGATTAGCTCGCTCTTGGAGAAGGTGTCCTTCCGCTTCTCCCCATCGATGATGAACGCCATCTCAGCGGCGGTCTTCATGTGGGTGTCGCGGTTGAAGTTGGGGTAGATCAACCCCTGAGTAGAAGGCTTCCGGCAAAGTAGCTGGGCCTGGGCCTTGTCGATGGTCACCTTACGGAATACGTTTTGGGTGTGCTCGACAGGCTTGAGGAATCCACCGCAGTTGATGCCGTTGCCATCGCACCTGGGGCACTTGGTGTCGGTTGCTAGACGGCCACGGCACATGGCAAAGAGTCGGCAGTTGTTCAGGCACCCGTGGTAAGCCTCATCCTCGTGCCACTTCTCCTGCTCGACTCGATCAAAGAGGGCATAGTCGGCTTCAGAGATTGTCCTGAGAGTCTCGTCGTTGTACCAGACCTTGATCTTCTCCTTCTCTGGCTGGTGCCGGAAGGCTGGGCAGGGGTGGGTAACGTCAATCAGGTTCCAGTGGCGAATGATAAGGCCAGAGTCAGCTTGGTTGTCGATTTCCTTCTGGACAAGTCCGTAGGAATACTTACGGGTAGAGGTGTAGAGGGTGATGGGCATCTTCCCGTTCATAGGCGCGGGAATCATCTTGGCTTCTTCGTAAGCGTCGGGGTTCTCGACTACATCCACTTCATCGATAACCATCACTGGTACGTGTTCTGAGTTGGCACCGGCAATGGTACAGATAACGATGGTGACGTAGTGCTTGATTTCTTCGTAGTCCACTTGGTCGGCGGCTAGGAGGCCAGCGAATTGTTCAGTCGTCAGGTTACGCCCGGTGGTGGCGTTGTGGTACCGGGTGATTTCAACGAACCGCTCGTTCTTGACCGTGACGTACTTACGGATGTAGGGGCGGTTGATGTGACGCTTGAGGTACTGCTGACTCTTCTTTGCCTGGGACTCAATAGCGGCCATGTGGGCTACGGAGCGGCCCAGGAGGACAACGCAGAGCATTTCAAAGATGGCGGCTGAGAAGGTCTTGAAAGAGTCGCGGGCTGCGTATGCCAAGACTTGGCTATACTCTGGCTTGTTCAAGCGGGCTGCGTCATAAAGCTCCCACACCATATCCATCGGGGAAGAGTTGGAGTCGGGGTCTACAATGATAGCGGGCAAGTTAATGCCCAGATAGACCCGGATCCATTGATGGAGGTCTTCCTTAGTCTCGGGGAGGACGAACAGCGCCGCCTCAAGTTGTTCTGGTGTCGGTCCTTCAATCATTAGTCTCGGATGATCCTATCCCTTGGCTTCATCTCGTAGTTGTCCACAATGGTCTGGTGACAACACAGACAAACCCAACCCGTGCTGTAGAAAGCTGCCCAGTGGTGCCCCCGGAAAAAACACTTAACCTTGTTCCACATTATTCCTCCTTCAGCTTGGCACCCCTGAGAAGTGCGGCTGCATCTT